GCGCTCCCGGCCCCAGCCGCGACGCCAGCCGCAAAATTAGTTTCGAGGCGGTCCTGGTGGCCTGCTCGAATGCCGGTCTCACCTGGGGTCTGCAATGGCTCAATTGCCAGCTCCGCGAGACCATCGGCCGCTCGGACTCGGTGCTGAGATACCTGGCCGCCCATCCCCAGGACAGCGCGGCCGATCCCGTCGCCCTGGTGCGCGAAGTCCACGGCGTCATCCTGACCCAAGAAGTCCAGATAACCGACTCGATCAACGCCGGGCACGGCCAGCACCACCAGGCAACCAGCTACCGGGTCAGCTGGGAGCTGACGGCCACCCGGCCGCACGCCTACAGCCCGCCGATCAACGTGCCGGTGCTGTGGGACACGGTCACCGTCGAGCCGATTCAATGGGCGCACGCGGGAGCTTGCACGGCTCCCAGCGATTGTGGAGACATGCCGGTGATGTTCGGAACTGACTGCCAGCCTGAGCGCATCGAGGTGGTGACCACGCCGCCTCCGAGCTGCGGCGGCTGTTTGCCGGTGTGCGCGGTGACCACGCATGTGTTCGAGGTGCCGGTTTTCGACTATCCGCGCCGCTGCCATCAGACCGCCGTCACGATGAGCCTGCGCAACAACGGCGCTCGCGGCCTGACGCTCCAGGCCTATTGGCGGCGTTGCAATTCGCTGTCCAAGTGCCAGGACGAACGCTGGCCGGTCCAGATCACCGGCTTGCCGCCGACCGCCGAGCTGTACCTGGACGGCATCAGCGGCACCTACTGGGTCCACTACGCGGGGCGCAAACGCCGCCCGGTGGGGATCGTGAACACGCCCAGCGGTGTGCCGTGGCGACCACCGCTGATTGATCGCGCCGAATGCTGGGAGCTGGTGGTGATCACCGACAACGACGCCGATTTTGACGTCAGCCTAAGCCTGGCTGACCGAGAAGCGTGAGAGGGTAATAATCGTGCCGACTCCAGCCCTGCGCAGTGACTTTGTCGATGAGCGCGCACCGCTTCCCAATGAGCTACCGGCCGCCGAATACAACCTAAACGCCACACGCACCGACCTCGCGCTGGACACCGCTGAGGAGGCTGTCGCCGAACTGGCCACCAAGGTGGACCAGGTGGCTGGCAAAGGCCTATCCACCAATGACTACACCACCGCCGAGAAAACCAAGCTCGGCGGTGTCGCTACCGGGGCCACCGCCAACTCCACCGATGCCCAGCTGCGGGATCGTGCCACGCACACCGGGACGCAATCAGCGGACACGCTCACCGACGGCACCACGAACAAGGCCTACACGGCGGCGGAGAAAACCAAGCTCGCCGGAGTCGCTACCGGGGCCACCGCCAACGCCACCGACGCCCAGCTACGTGACCGCTCGACGCACACCGGCACCCAGACCTCGGCGTCAATCTCTGACTGGGCCGAGGCGGTCCAGGATGCTGTGGCCGCGTTCCTCGGGGCCGGGTCGAACGTCGTCGTCAACTACGACGACACCGCCAACACGCTCACCATCAGCGCGCCGGGCGGCGGCACCGGCGGCCTGACCGTCGAGGACGTCCGCGACACCATCGGCGCGGCCATCGTCGGCGTCGGCAATATCACCGTTGCCTATAACGACGCGCTGGACACCATCACCATCAGCACCACGGCCACGGTCAACTCCACCGACGCCGCGCTACGGGACCGCTCGACGCACACCGGCACCCAGTCGGCCGACACCATCGTGGACGGCACCACGAACCATGTTTTCACCGCCGCCGATGACACCAAGCTCACCGGCATCGCCACTGGGGCCACCGCCAACGCCACTGATGCTCAGCTGCGCGACCGCTCGACGCACACCGGCACACAACCCATCTCGACTATTACCGAGACTGCTACCGGCAAGGTGATGACCGACGTCGAGCGAACCAAGCTCGCCGGAATCGCGACCGGGGCCACCGCCAACGCCACCGACGCCCAGCTGCGCGACCGCGCGACCCATACCGGCACCCAGACCGCCGCGACCATTTCCGACCTCACTGAGAGCGTCCAGGACATCGTCGGCGCGCTGCTGTCGGGCACCACCGGCGTCACGGTCACCTATAACGACGCGGCCAACACCCTAACCGTCAGCGGCCTGGGCGACGCCAGCGCCACCGCCGAGACCATCCGCGACACCATCGGCGTCGCGCTGGTCGGCACCGGCCTGATCAGCGTCACGGCTAATGACGCGCTGGACACCATCACCATCACGACAACGGCCACCGCCAACTCCACTGATGCCCAGCTGCGGGACCGCTCCACCCACACCGGCACCCAGCTCGCGGCGACCATTTCGGACTTCTCTGAGGCGGTGGATGACCGTGTCGGTGCGCTGCTCGCCGACGGTACCGGCATCGACGTGGTTTACAACGACGCCGGAAACATCGTCACGATCAACGCCACGGGCGGCGGGGCTGTTGATGACTATTTTCAGTTCCTCGGCGCGATGGCGGCCGACACCTACGTGGACATCACCCACAACCTGGGCACGATGGTCATTGAGGGCAAGGCGCGGCGCACCTACCTCCAGGCCGGAGCGCTGACCAGCTTCATTCCCGGCGAAGTTCTCGACGTGGACCTCATCGCCCTGACTCCTAACACGGCGAGAATCAAGGTGGCCTACGCCATTGCGGCCAATGAGTTCAGCATCACCCTCCGCAAGGCCAACGCCGCCGACGTCACGGGGCCGACGGCGGGTGTGCTGTCCAGCCCGTCGCAGACCCTCACCAGCATCACGCTGGCGCTGGCCGGTGGCACCGACGCGGGCGTCGGCAACGCGGGCGTGAACTGGTACCGAAACGGCGTGCTGATCGGTACCAATGACGGCAGCAACTTCACTCACACCGGCCTGACGCAAGGCACCACCTACGACGGCTACACCGCCAAGCGCTTTGACCTCAATGGCACCGAGGGCGCGGTGTCCAACACGCTCAATGGCACCCAAACGCTGGTGCCCGCGAACGTGGCCCCTATCGGCACTGTGGTCGAGCAACGCACCACCAGCACGACGGCCACGGTGCGCCCCGTCTACGTTGCGGGCAGCCTCACCATCGCCGTCGCGACCGTTCACATCAATCACAACGAATGGGTATCGAGCGCTAACTACACCCTGTCGGTCAACGGCACCCAGTCGGGTGCGTGGACGATGGTGCCCGAGGGCAACAATAAGCCCGACGTCGGCGCGAACATTCCACAGCCCTCCGGCGGCGTGCATGTGTTCTACAAGCTCAGTCCGAGCACCAGCTGGACCACTGACGACGTGACGGTCTCGAAAACCGCCGGTTCCACCATCACCATCAGCCAGGCGAGCATCAAGATTCGCCAGTACCAGTACGTTGATCAAACAAACCCCTTCGGAACGCCGACCGTGGGCATCGCCCCGGTCGTCGGCTACGGCAACTCGCCGTTTAGTGTCACAATCGCCAGCAACGCCGGTGACTACACACTGTGCGTCGCCGGTGAGCGCAACGACGCCACCTGGGGCGCGCCGTCCGGCTACAACAAAACGCTGGTGGGTACCGTCCTCGGCGGCGATACCTCGGGCTATAACGACTGGTTCCTCTCCGGTGAAGCTGCGACAGCGACGACCGGAAATGTCACCCACAGCTGCACCGGCCCGTCGGGCGCGGCGTATGCCGTGATGGCCGTCAACCTCAAGAAGGCGTAGGCACATGTCTAGTTTGTCGCGAATTGCGGTCCCCACCGCCGTCGCTGGGTCTGAGCCCTCCACCAAGGCGCAAACCGACGCCGGGGCCGGTGGCACGATCACGCTGGGCGAGACCTACGACCCGATGACCGGCGTGTGGCCCGCCGTCGATGCGACCAACGGCCCGCTGACCGCCGACGCCGGGCCGACCAACACCGCTCCCAGCTTCACCGGCCTGACGCTCTACGCCTGGAGTAGCGGCGTTTTCAACACCCAGTCCCAGAACTGGCTGGCCGTGCCCGCGAGCAACGGCCCGGCCGCTAACCAGTGCTGCGCCAACGTCACCACGAACCGGGGCCAGTACGGCAGCAGTGGCATCGGCTTCTCGTCACACTCCGACTTCGGTTTCTCGGCCGACACCGCCAAGGTCATCCTGGCCTACTGGGTCAACACCGCCACCCTCAGCGGCGTCAGCACTCCGAACCATGAAACCCAGGTGTTTGTGGAGCATGAGGGCCGGATGAAAGGCATTCGGTCCATGCCAGCGGTGTGGGCGCACGCCTCGGGCGGCGGTAACCAGATGTTCTACCGGGTGCTGACGTTCAAGGAGGCGCGTCGTCGCCGATTCCGCGTGATGATGAGCGCCAACTGCTGGCTGGCCGGGGTCTACGTGGACACCGATGCCAACATTCAGAAGTCCAAGAACCTGCCCTTTTGGATGAGCTTCGGCGACTCCTGGGCCGAGCCCAACAACAACGTCTACGCCTCGGTCGGCGGCAACGGTGCGGTGGCCGGTGTCACCTGGCCGACGGGCTGCTCGCTGCTCTACAGCAGCACTGACGTCCAGTTCGCCATCGCCACCGGCCACGCCATCGCGCAATGCCACCACGGCGGCACTGGGTGGATCGTCAACAACGGCGGCATCAGCGCCACCTCGACAAGCACGGGGTTCTCGCCGTTCCTGTCGGTCAGCCAGTGGAGTTTCTCATTCGGCATCTGGGGCTCCAAGAAGCCGATGGTTTTCGTGGCGGGCGGCTGGAATGACGGCACCACCTCAGCGGGCACCTATCAGGCGGCGGTCCAGGCCGGATTCAACCGGGTGCTGGCCAGTGATGGCACCGGCGACCCGCTGACGCCGATCATGGCGGCGGGCATCCAAGATAAGTCCATCGTTGCCGGTGACGGCCGCGACCTGTCGAACACGGCCATCGGGGCGGCGGTGGCCGCGACGCCGCAAGCCATCGGATTCATCGACCAGTCGAGAAACTGGCCCCTTGCCACCGGCATCCCGGCTGCCGACATTGGCCCCGACGGGCTGCACCCAACAGTCAAGGGTGGCGACGAAATCGGGCAGAATTACGCCAAGCAGGCGGCTCGATTCACGATCAGCCGCACGCGGCTCAATCAGATGCTCACCGCCGCGTAGGGAGGACCTAATGACGCTGTATGGCCTGACGTGCGGGTACTGGACCGACGACCTTGACGAGCGCAACCAGCACTATCGCGACCATCGCGCCATCGGCGCGGAGCTTGCCCAGCCGGTGTTCCTCGATGAGCACGGCCTGAACGGGGCCACGCCGCCGGTTCTGCGGGGCTGCGCTCAGGACGTCAAGCTGACCGCCAAGAAGCGAGCGGCGGCTAACAAGGCCCGACCACCCGAGCCCGAGGGCGTCATCACCGCGCCCGAGGACTACCTGGTCCGGTCCTGGCTCAATGCTGAGGCCACCCATCTGCACGGCGGTGTGGAGCCTGTCGCCGCGCCGATCCCTGAGCCGCATCCGAATGAAATAGCTACCCGGCAAGCGGCCGAGGCGGGGCTGTATCCGGTGGTTCACGATGAGGACGGCAACGAAATTGATCCGCTGACCGTTGTCGGGGCGCACGACGCCAGAAACGGCTAATGGTCGCCGGGTTCCCGCTCTCGTTTCCGTTCGCATTCGGGGCCGAGGAGGGTATTTGCGGCCCCAACCTGCTGCCTAATCCGAGCTTCGATTCTGGTCTCAACGGCTGGGGCCAGGAGGCCGGGTGGAGCGGCGGCACCGCCCCGACCTGGAACAGCACGCAAGGCCGCACCGCCGCCGGGTCTCTGCGCTGGACCGACGTCGGCGCAATTTCGTATGTGTACTCTGCCGCTCTGGTAGTTGAGCCCGGTCAACAGCTCAATGCTTCGGCGTGGACGCGATGGGGAGGCGGCGCGCCCGGCTGGCGCGCGGACATCGGCGTCACGTTCACCAATGTTGACGACAACTGGCTGGGCGACCTTGGCACGACCTTCCGTTATAGCGATGACGGGATCGTCGGCTGGGCGGAGATAACGACCCGCACCGTCGCGCCGGAAAACGCCAAGTTCGCCCGCATGTGGCTAGAGGTTCGGCCAGGGACAGGGCCGGGATGGATTGACTGGGACGACATTTCGCTCTGCCGTATCGGCGACCCGTTCCCGATCCCGCCGCCGCTCGTTCCACCGGTGTCGGTCGGCACGCCCTCGTCGCCGATCATCACCGATAACCAGATCGTCAGCTTGCACACCGCCAGCGGGATCACGCTCTACCAATTCCTGGCCGAGGACTACACCAGCTGCTCATGGGGGCGCACCAGCCGCGACGCCAGCCAGTGCGATCTGAGCGTGCCGCCGCTCACCGACATTGACCGGCTGCCCGACATTGTGCCGTGGGCGCACTGGCTCAGCGTGTGGGACGGCGACCGTGACGTCCTGCTGTGGACCGGCCCGATTCAGTCGTCGCGAGCCAACCGGCGTGGGCTGAGCATCAACGCCAAGGATCACGCCGCCTACCTCAGCCGGACCCGTAACCCGACGACCAAGCGGTGGGACGCCGCCGACCCGGCGTGGGTCGCCGGGGAGCTGTGGGCGGCGATGATCGAGCAGAAGGGGCTGGCGGTCAAGCCCATCGTGCGCGCCGACCCCGAGGGCGACCGGTTCGACTTCCAGGTCATCACTGATGCCCAGATGCTCGACCAGACCCTCACCGACCTGGTCAATATGGGCTTGCGCTGGACCGTCGTGTCCGGCGCGCCGATCATCGGCCCACTGAGCCTGGACCCTGTCGCCGCCCTGGGCGAGCAGGATTTTCTGGGCGACGGCATCGACCTGGTGCGCGATGGCTCCCAGACGTTCAACGATGTCATCGTGCGCGGCCCCGACAACATCGGCCGCGCCAGCACCGATTACTACGGCCAGAACCTCCAGACCATCGCCAACGTGGACAACATGTTCGGCCTGTCGAATGTCGAGAAGGCCGCTCAGCAGTATGTCCGCAACACCGGTACGGTTCGGACCCGCCTGGAGCTGGGCGGCTCGACGGTGCTGCACCCTGACGCGCCGATCAACATTGACGAGCTGATGCCCTCGGCCCGGTTCGTCATCGAGGCGGCCGGAATCCGCCAGCTGATGATCCTCACGTCGGTCCAGGTCGAGCGCCGCGCGGGCGGTGCGACCGTCCAGGTAACGATGGACTCACTGCCGGATCGTGACATCGAGGGCCACCTGATCGAGCTGGCCCAGAACAAGAACGCGCCCGTGGTCACCCTGGGCGGACAGGCGGTTAACCGATGAGCGCGCTGCTGGCCCCCGGCGCTACGCCGAGCACCGACGCCGAGCTGATTCGGTCATTCCACGACCGCATCCGCGCGCTGGAGACCAAGCCCACCACGCGCGTCGGTGACTGGGTGCTCTCCGACATTAACGGGATGCTCACCGCCACCAAGCCGGGCAGCTCGGTGGCGCTCACCGGCCTGGCCGAGGACGTCGGCATCGACCTGCCGATCAAGTCCCTGGTGGACACCTCACAGCTCCAGCAGGCGGTGGACTCGACCAGCGGCGGCATCATCACCCAGATCGCTCACGCGCTCACCGGCCTGGTCGGCGCGGGCATCAATGACCTGCTGGACTGGGTCACCAAGCTGCCGTTCCTCAATCTGTTGGGCCTGCTCGACATTGACATCATCCCGGGGCTGGACGCCAGCAAGATCGTCAGCGGCCAGTTCGCCACCTCGATGATCAACGGCCTGGTGGACCTGTTCGACAACATCGAGGACATGCTGCAAAGCATCCCGTTCGGCGGCATCGTCGGCGGGCTGGTCGGCTTCTGGGCCGACTTCGTCAGCGGCCTGCTCGGGCTGGGCGCTCCCGCCATTCCGGCCTACACACCGCAAAACTCCGCCATCGCCAACATCCAAGGCCAGATAAACACCATTCAGGCGCAAATCAGCTCCTCGGGCAATGGCGTATCCGACGGTTTCAACGACGGCGTGCTGGACACCACCAATAACTGGACCCTGATTTACAGCAACGTCCACGTCCAGCCCGAGGGCTACATATTCAACCCCGGCGGCGCGGGCGACCGCTACGGCTGCGCGGTGTGGAAAGGCGGCCTACCTCAGAGCACCAAGTGGCAGGTGCAGATGACGCTGGTGCTGCCGCAGACCGGCGGCGGTGCGATTTTCGGCCAGCACCGGTTCGGCGGCGGTGCCGACGCCACCCTCAGCGGAACCTATCGGTTTCCCGCCGTCGAGGTCTATGTGGACCAGTTCGGTGCCCGCGTGCGGCTGGGCAGCCTGACCGGCCCAGTTAACGCTTTCAACATGGCCAGCGCCGGATGGGTGCAATACGGTGAGGTCAATTACGGGTCCAACCTAAAAACCGGCGATGTGCTGGCGCTGGAGGTAGACGAAACAAATAAGATTTACAACCTCTATCTCAATCCCGGCCCGGCATCGACGCCCATTATTGCGTTCCTGGACAGCACAAACACAATGGTTCGAGGGCCCACCCATCGCTATCCCTGGGTCCAGCTGAACTGCCTCAATGACGCCTTCGGTGTCGGCAACGGATGGGACAATTTTTACATGTTCGACCGCGTAAACTCATAGCCCATGACAGCCTCGGTTACCCCTCCCACCACAGCTCCCGAAGTCCGCATGTGCGTGGACCCGCGCTACCCGTTCTACGGCCGCGTCGCGATCAAAACAGCGACCAGCGTCACCGCTGGTGAGTGGTTCATTTTCGATCAGGCTAGCGGCGGCGGATACACCGACGGCTCGGCCGCCGGAGTCGATACCGAGGCCTGGCAGCCGATGACCAAGCCCGCCGACGTCGGCGAGCAGGAACCCGTCCAGTGAGTGCCCCGGCGGCCACCAAGCCCCGCCAGAGTGTCGCCGCCAAGCTGGCCGCCGCCGAGGCCGAGCTGGAGCGCGTCACCCTGGAGCGCAATGTGGCGCTGTGGCTCTATCGCGAGCTGGAGCATAAGGTGCGTTCCGCGATCATCAAGCAGATGGTGTCCGACCCGGGAATCCAGGAGCAACTGGCCCAGCAGGCGTTAGCCAAGCTGAGCGCCAAGTCCAGCTAGGATGAGCCCGTGACCAGCCCAACCGTCTGCGTGGCCGACAACCTGGTCATCGGCGCGGATGATCTGCTGAGGCTGGCACCCTGGACCCGACCCCGCAACGTCATCGACGTGGTGGCCTCCTCGGGCGGGGACACCACCAAGCTGCTGGAAACCTCGACGCTGCCCGGCCGCCTGCTCATCGACAAACTGGTGAGCTGGACCAACGACACGCCGGTGGCTCACGATGTCCGCATCGAAATCACACGCCGCTGGCGGCGGTGGATCGTCAGCAATCCGAACGCCATTCAGTTTCGTGACCGCTGGTCGAGGGCCATCACCGCCGCCGGGACTGAGGAGCCGGTCATGCCCGAGGAGCCGGTGGTCTCCGGCATCCTGAACGGTCAGACCGGCAGCGCCGGTGACATCGGCACGAACAGCGTGGCCGAGCCGAACCCGGGCAAGTTCTGGCACTGGTGGGGCACCACCAGCTCCGAGGAGTGGGTCGGCCCGCTGGAGCCCGGCGACACGCTGCGGGTCTGGTACCGGCAATATGTGTGGACCCCGCCGCCGTTCTCGGACAACGCGAACAAGAACAGCCCGGCCCATGAGGCCGAGGCGGGCTATGCGCGCATTCAGCTGATGGCGTTCCCCCAGCAGGGCACGGCGGTGGTCGGATGAGCAGCCTCAAGCTCTGCACCGCCGAGCACATGATCAGCAACACCGACGGTCTGGGCATGAGCCATACGTGGTTTCCGCGCGTGATCGCCGAGCAATTCCTGGAGTCCACCAAGGACGGCGAAATCAAGCTGTCACCGGACCCGGTCACCATGATTGACGGCGACCTGACCTGGTTCAACAACACGCCGGATCGCCAGCAGGTCTGGGTGATGGTTCACACCGCGCCGCGCTCGATCATCGCCCAGAACCCCGCCACGGTCGTCATCCACGACGCCTGGACGCATCAAATCGGCAAGACGCCCAACGCCGATTTTCCCAGCGTCATCGCCAACACCTTCGGCGGTCGGCTCCAGATCGACCGCTCCAGCGCCGCGCCCGACGTGGTGAAGTTCGGCCGCTATTTCCTCGACGGCGACGACAGCCAGACGTGGGTGGACCTCGGTGTGGTGCCGCCACAGCAGAGCTTTCACTTCCGCTACCTGGCCGCCGTCCAGACGCCGAACGTGTGGATCATCCCGACCAGCGACGACGCCGGGCAACCGCGCTGGGAGGCCTACGCGCGGTGGACGCGGCTGGTGGCGTTCGGCTCGCCGGTAGGGCAGACATGACCGACTGCTTTGACCCGACCCATTTCGAGGTCACCGACGACGGCATCCGGCCCCAGCCGTGGATGCAGTGGCGACACGTCGCCTCGGTCGAGGCTCCCACCAAGTCCGGTAACTACGGCGTCACGCTGACCAGCGGTGTGGGCGGCGTGGACATCTTCGGCACGCTCGGCTCGCTGTTCGGGTCGTTGTTCTCATTCCTGCCCGGCATCTTCGGAGCCGCCTCGATCCTGGCCAAGGCCGACCCCAGCGGCAGCGCCCAGGGAAACAAGAACGATCTTTTGCACTACCTCCAGCTCAGCTGGACCAACACCACGCCCATCGCCCAGGACGTTTACGGCAAGATCACGCGCGGCGGCTCACGGGTCACCCTCCAGGCTCGCTCGCGCGGCGGGCTGCGGCTGGCGTCGGGCTACAAGGTGTCGGTCAGCGACCCTGGCCCGCTGGTCACCGCCGACATGATGGGCTGCGGCGCTGATATGGCCCGCTCCGGCACGCTGGCGCTGGGCACCACGTTCGGCATGATCGAGGAGCGCCAGCCCAGCCGGACCATTCCGCTCGCTCCCGAGCGCGCCGGATGGCAGCGACTCGCGCCCGGCCAGACCATCACCGCCGCCGTCGAGCTGCGGTTCATCAGCGAATACTGGGAATCAACCACCATCGACGGCGGCACCTCGGGCAGCGAGTCCAGCTATGAGACCGGCGGCACGCGCCTCGATCTGTTCGCAGTGCCGGTTATAAGTTAGTAAGTCATCGAGGCCTCGGGAGCCCTGAAATATGTACGAACCGCCACCCAGCTATATAGATTGCGAGACCGACGCGGAGAACGCCCCGACACCTCCCGGGCATCCGTATCACGAAATCGAGGTCGAGGGCGTCGGCATCTTTCACGCCCGCCGACCGACGCCCAATGCGATCCCGGCGCTGGCCGGGGCGGCGAACGCCAAGGTCAGCCCACAGCGGCGGGTGGATCACCTGGACATATTCGTGCAGAACCACCTGGCTGACGGCGAGTTCGAGGCGCTGCTGGCGCGGATGATGGACCCTGACGAGGACATGCCTCCTGACGCGATGCTTCGCGTCAGCCGGGCCATCGCGACAGCAGGCACCGCCCGCCCTACAGTGCCGTCATCAATCTGGCGTTGATGGCGGCGCACAACTGGCGAGCTTTGCGTGTGCGGTACACCGACCACGGCATCGGCAACATCATGGCCCAGGTCCCGACCATGCACGCGGTCCTAGACGAAATCGAGCAGCTGGGCCTGGAGGCGGCGACTTCGGGAGCCAAGACGGCCACTGAGGCCAAGATGAAAGTTACCGGGTACTTTGACAAGCTCTACAAGCCCGACCAGACCACGCGCGTCATCGACGGCGACGGCTACCAGCCGCCACCTCCCGGGTTCTCCGACGAGGAGGTCGAGGCATCGTTTGACGCATTCCTGAACGCGGCTGGCCGATAGATGCCGGTCAAACCGTTACCCTGCTAATCATGGCGCTCGTTTCCGTTCTCATGGACACCGCCGCCCCGGCGGGTAGCAAGCTCGATGCTGAAATGGCGGCCGAAATCGAGGAGCTGGCTCCCGGTCTGGACGCCCAAGAAGTTGATGAGGTGGCGCTGGCCGACGGCGCGGTGACCACACCCAAGCTCCATGACGGCGCGGTGACCTCGGTCAAGATCGGTAACAATGAGGTCAAGGCCGCAAACATAGACAACGGCTCGGTGGACACCGCCGCCCTCCAGGACGACAGCGTGACCGCCGCCAAGGCCGGACTGGGTGTGGTGACCGCCTACGACGCCGCTGGTAACCCCGTCGAGGACAAGAAGGTTTACCTGACCGCCGCCCAATACGCCGCGCTGGCGACCAAGGACCCGAATACGGAATACCACGTCAGCTGATGCCCATTTACCGGGGCACCACGCCCATCACCGCGATCTATCACGGCGCAACGCCGATCAATCAGATTTATCGCGGGTCAACGCTGGTCTGGAGCCGCGCGGCTATCCGCGACTGTTTCGACTTCGAGGGCTGGCTGACCGGGTGGATTGACGAGCTATGCGACGATCCCGGCAACCTGATCAGCGACGGGTTCGGGATGCTGGTAGACGGCCTGGACAACGCCGTGGGCCAGGTGGTCCAGTACGTCAACACCGGCGTTAATGAGCTGGGAAAGCTGGTGGCCACCGGGGCCGACACCGCCGTAGACGCCTACTGCGGGCTGTGGGGCGGCAGCGCCCCTGACGGCCTGCTGGGCCTCATCAACGGCATCCCGCTGATCGGGCCGGAGATTGCCGACATTCTGCGCGACTGGTTCGGCGGCACCTTGGACATCACCACCCTGGTCGGCCAGATTCCGGTATTCGGCCAGCTGGCCCAGACCATCGGCCTGATACCGGACAGCCTCGGCAACCTGGCCGAGCCGATCAATTACGTGATTGATGAGGCGGGCAACGTCCTGGGGATCATCAGCTGCGGCCAGTACAAGGACCTCGGCGGCATCTTCGAGCCCATCTGTTTCGCCATCGGCGCGGTGGGCGGCGCTGCCCGGCTGCTCATCCCCGACGGCCTGATGAGCCTGAACCTGGTGGGCAGCCGGTTCCGCTACCCGACCACGCTGGCCGCCGATGACGGCTATGTGGAGGTCGAGGTGGCCGAGGGCGGTGGGCCGGGTGTCAAAACCCAGGTGTTCCGCCGCTACAGCAACAACGGCAGCGGGGCCAACGGCGTGGGGATCGACCTGCGCGACTCGATGGCCTCCATTGTCCGGCGTGTCGCCAGCGCGGACTCACTGGTCGCCCCGAACCTGGGCAGCTTTAGCGCCGGGGACCGGCTGCGGCTGACCCAGACCGGCAACACCCACGTCCTGACCCGTAACGGTGATCTGCTGGGGCAGTGGGTGGATGGCACGGCCACGGCGGCCAAGGGCGCGGCGTTCCGGTCGATTGCGATGCTGATGGAGGGCGCACAACCGCTCGGCGGCTCGCGCATATTCAGCCCTGGGCTCAGTTGTGTCGAAGCGGCGTAGGACCGACTGGACCAGCTACCTCATCGTCAGCGTGGGCTACGCCGGGCTGGGATGGCTGTTCTGGGCCACCTGGCACGGCATCGACCCGGTGGGCTGGTTTAGGTGAGCGGCCCGTAGTTGTCGGAGTAGTACAGCAGCATTGTGCACAGCGCCACCTCGACCTGGGCGACGGCCGCCCACGACTGGCGCGTGGTGGATACAGCGCCTTTGGCCGACGCTTTGGTCAGCGCGTCCTCGGCCGCCTTGAGGTGTTTGTCGAACAGGGCCTTTTGCATGGGAATCAGGCCGCCTTGTCATCGAAGGGCCAGTACCGTTCGCGGCTCTCACGCCACCGCTCGCGCACGATCCGCTCGCGCTTGGGCGTCGGCGTGCTCGGCAGTGTAGGGCGGGGCTGAGGCGGCGCTGAACGGCCGTCGAAGGCGGGGCGGCCGATACCGGCTACCACCATCGCGATGCCGAACGCGATGACCACCCACGCATTATCGAAGGGCGAATTGATCCCGGCCAGCGTGACCAGGGTCCCGGCCAGGAACAGGCGGGTATTCATCGCCCGCCCCACCAGCCTCGGCCCGGCCGCTCGGCGTGCCAGGCGTCGATGGTCTCGGGCAGCCAGCCTTTGTGGATGCCCACCATGACGTCGGGCTCGGGCAGCTCGATGCCCGACAGCGAGCGCACCGTTTTCATGCCGAGGCGCTCGGCCACCTGCTGGCGGCTGAGGTAGTGCTTTACGTCAGGCTTGATCGCGGCGGGCGTCATCAGGCACTCCTTGGTAGGGACTTCCCCGACATCGTAAGGCTTATGGGCGCATCTTCGCTGGTTTCCACCGCCGCGCGTCCGGCCACCAGCCGGTCCCATTCGGCGGCCGGATCGTTGCTGACGGCCAGCGATAGGCCTTTGCGCTGCTCGGCCTCCTCGATGATGAGGTCCACCTGATGGCAGAACAGATCGCTCAGCGCCTCGACCTTGGACATCAGCCCCGGCGGGCAGGCGTCGCGGCCGTTCTCGATGCGCTGGTAGTCGCGGCGGTCCTTGCCGAGCCGGTCGGCCATCGCGCGCTGGGACAGGCCAATGTAGAGGCGGTGAGCGCGGATCAGCTCGCCGAGGCCGGTCTGGTAGCCCTCGGGCTTTGTGGTGGTCATTTCTTCCCTCGTTTTCCTCTGTCCCAGCACGCTGGGCATATCAGTGTTTTGCCGTCGTAAAGCGTCCAGCCCTCGGGCAGCAGGTCGGCCAGCTCGACGTAGGGGCCGGGGATCGCTCCGGCCCTCAACATCGAGGTGCAGTGGTCGCACGATACAAATACGGCCATCGGTCACCAGCCGAATTTCTTGCGGCAGTCCGGCCCGATGCCCGCCTCACGGCTGTCCTTGTTCGTCAATCGCGTGTGGCAAACGCCGCACTTCTCGGTTTTGATGCCGAACAGGATCGAGGCCTCGCGGGCACCGACGGCCGCGATCTTGCGCAGGACGGCCTTCTGGTTGGGGATGGACAAGCGCTGCTCGTCGCCGCCCACCAGGAGCTTGACGAACACGAACCCGGCCCAGCGGCCCTCGGTCGGGCGGTCCACCTGGTAGAACGCGATGTCATTGCCGACGGCGGAGTCGGTAATTTCCAGGGCGTAGCTCCCGGCGGGGACGGTCTCGGCGTCCACCCAGTCGTTGCTCGGGGCACCGCCGACAGCCTGCTCCTGCGCCTGGAGGACCGTGCTGGCCTGATCGTCCAGCCAGCTGATCAACTTCGATGCGCCCTCTTTGGTCAGCGGCGCATAGAGCTTCTCGACCGACAACGTGCTGCGCTGCGCGGAGTCGGTGACGCTGGCCAGGTGAGCCAGAATCGCGTTGACGCGCTCGCCGTAGGCGGCGTTGCGGCCGACCGCGTTGTGGATGGCCCGCGACACCTCGGGCGGCGTGGTCTCGGCCATCGGCGCGACCGCCCAGCTGATGACGAGCTTGAGCACGGCGGCGCGCTCGACATAGGTGACGTTCTTGGAGCTGGCCCAGTCGCGGTCATTGAGCATCGGGACCAGCGCGCGGATGATCTGCGCGTCGGTGGCCGGGCGGACCAGCGTGGCCGGGGCGGCGGTGGCGGCGGTGAACGGAGTTCCCATTTCGGTGTCCTATCTGGTGAGGCGGGCCGATCCCGCCGACAAAGGCCAGAGTAATCCGACTTAGGCGGGTTTGTCAAACCCCGACTTTCACGGGATTCTCACCGCCCGGTGCTACCGTTGGCCCCGTGAGCTTCGTCTGGAAAGCAGCCCAGCCGCTCCTCTCCGAGGAGGAGATAGCCCGCCGGGTCCACGCGGTCAGCCTCAAGCGTGACCTCGATGAATTGGCCACGGTGCTCGCGCTGATGTGCATTCGCCAGGAATCGGCGTTCTGGTGCCCCTGGAACGCCAACGACCCGGTGAGCAAGAACTACCCCTACGACAGCCAGAGCGACGACGGCCGCTCGGTTGGGTACTTCCAGCAGCAGAACAAGGTGCCCGGCGAGAACCCCACCGGCCCCGGTGAGAACTGGTGGGGCACGATGGCCTGCCGGATGAATCTGGAGTGCTCGGCCAACACGTTCCTGGAGCGCCTGAGCGATGACTACACCAGCGCCAAGGACGGCGCGAGCGCGGGCCGGTTCGTCCAGCGCGTCCAGGGCTCGGCTTACCCCGACGCCTACGCCAAGCACTGGGACTACTGCTGGGGCCTGCTGCACCGCGCGCTGGCCGCCGGTGTGCAGAACCCGCCGACACCGCCGCCGGTCAAGCCGACCGACACGACCACGCCCGCCGTACCTGCCGCCGCCAGCATCAAGCCGAACCCGGCCTGGCGCGGTGACCCGCTGTACCTGCCCGAGCTGCTGCGGGCGTTCGGCCTGGACGTGTCCACCTACACCGACGCCGACGGCACGCCGTGGGACCAGCGCGGACACGGTGACTTCGGCGTCATCGACTTCGTGGTCTGGCATCACACCGGCAACGTCGGCGAGACCGATCTGGGCATCGCGCACCACCCCAGCCTCGGCCTGGCCGCCAACATGCTCATCCACCCGAACGGCCACGTCACGCTCACCGGCTCGGGTATCGCCTGGCACGCCGGGGACGGCATCTGGCCCGGTGTCCCGCGCGCGGCGATGAACCAGCGGTCCATCGGCATCGAATGCGCCTATGGCCCCGACGCTCAGGGCAACTACACCATCCGGTGGCCGGATGCCCAGATCATCGCGATGGTGGCCGTCGGCGCGGCGCTGTCCTGGTTCCTCGGCAACACGCTGCCGGTCAAGAACCAGATTGCTCACAAGGAGTGGGCCGGTGCGGAAAACCCGCTCGGCATCAACGCGCAGGGCAAACCCGACCCTGGCAACCTCGACATGGGATGGTTTCGTGGTGAAATCTCAAAACGCCTGGCCGAAGGCCCAACCGGTGTCGCCGCTATCGGTGGTCAACCGATGACGCCGCCGCCCCCGCCTCCCGAGATTCCTCAGCTGCCCATCGGCGACGCGGCGCTCAAGGTCCTGATGGAACAGCAGCTCGGCCCCTGGGACCCGGCGGCGGGACGGTTCAAGGGCTGGCCGCAGCTGGCCGGTGACCCCGAGGCGCTTAAGGACCTCCAGGCCAAGGTGGATGCGGGCACGCCGCTGAGCCAGGTGGACGCGCTGGCGGCGGTGCGGTTCAACATCAGGCCCAAGGCGGCGGGCAAGAAGGCCCCGGCCAAGAAATCAGCCAGCTGATGACCACCGCCACGGCGTGGCATCCGCCCAACACGGTCGGCGACACCGACCCCAAGATCGTGCTGGCGAAACAGAAGCTCAGCCGGTTCAGCTACGGCAAGCCCGCCAACGACGGCACGCCGGTCTATACCGAGGAGTTCGGCTCAGCGCTGCGGACCTTCCAGTCCAACCGCAACGCCGAAATTGATCGAGGCGTCAAGCTCGGCCCCAAGATGGCGCGGCCCGGTTGGTTCGACTACGACACCAAGGTCCAGCTGGAAATTGAGCCCCGCCCCGGCGGCGGTGCGAACCCGCCTCCGGCGCACCTGGTCACCGATGTCCATTACCTGAGCGCGCCGGGCTCGGGTGCCGACTGGTTCATCGGCCCGAGCTTCACCGTCGGCGAATGGCTCAAGAAGGAAAACGGCGTCCACCACTGGCCGCTGGGCTTCCCCAAGGGCGGCTACCTGGGACTGATGGGCGGCGACAGCGCCCAGAGCTACAACGACACCATCGCCCTGGAGGACGCCGAGCATGAGCGGCGCATCCGTGAGGACATTCTGCCCGGCTACGGCATCGTGCTCGCGCCCGGCGAGCGGGTCACCACCGAGCACGTCAAGAAGCTGCCCGCCGGGTTCAAGCTGGCCCTGTCCGGCTACAGCCAGAGCGCCGACGGCATCATCCGCTCGGCGGCGCGGCTCTACGGCGACGGCGGCATATTCGAGCTGCTACGGCCATTCCTCAAGGTCATCATGGTGTTCGGCAACCCTGCGCGCCAGGGTGGCCCGACCCGCTACGGGCGCAATCCCAAGGGCAAGGGGATCAGCGGCTACGTGGCCCCGTCCTGGCTGGTGCCGCTGATCGCCGACGTGATCACCGAAGGCCCCGGCGCGCCGGACTTCTATGCCTGCTGCACAAACCGGATCGCCCGGGTGGCCTACCAGGTCGTGGTCAAGGCCGAGACCGAGGTGGCGTTCCTGATCTATCTGGCCCAGATCGCGGTACCGGCGCTGCTGAACCTGGTCAGCGGTGGACTGCTCGGCGGCCTGGGCAATCTCGCCGCCATCCCGCTCCTGGGCGGCATGACCGGGCTGAGCGGTGGTCAGCTGGCCCCGATGGTCAACGCCGCTCAGCAGCCCGAGGACAACGTCACCCAGGAAATCGTCCAGATGGCCAGCATCCAAGGCCTTCTGCTGTCGATCCCCGATCTAATCGACCTGCTCATCGCGCTGCCTGGCATCCAAACTCACGGCGAATACCACCTCCCCAAGCCGGAGTTCAACGGCCTCACAGGTGAACAGCAGGGCGTGGTGCTGGTCAGGCAAGCCCTCGGCATCTAAACTCAGTCACGCAGCGAGCGGCCTTCGTGGTTGTGGGTCCAAGTGCAACGCCCGGCCTCCCCTAGGGGAAGCCGGGCGTTGTTTTGTCGCCGGGTGTGGTCTCCGAGGTCAGACTATCCGGCGGCCTTGGAAGCGGCCAGACGCCACTCCTGGTAGATGGCCTTGTCGGCCTCGTCACCGGCGGCCAGGATGACCGGGGCCGACTGGCCCGGCTTCTTGGCCCCCAGCATGATCCGGCCGAGCAGCCACGCGGTGCCCTTCTCCAGAGCCTTCTTGCCCTCGCGGACCAGCGGCTTATTGAACAGCAGCACGTCCTCGATGCGCTCGCCGACCTCGTAGGCCTCGAAGCTCTCGACCTCCCCGTCCTTGTTCAACACCTGGACGACGGTGTTGCCCTCGTCATCGGTGCCCAGGGTGGCCGGGCTACGCACCGGCGTCCCCTCCTCGGGCAGCGTCAGCGGGATGATGTCCGCGCGAATGTATTCGCTCTGCGGGTTCTCCGGCGTGTTGGCGCTGGTTTTCATGCTGCCGTGCTCGGTCGGGTGGACCAGCACCAGCTGACCCATGAACGCGCCCGGCTTGTAGCCGGACACGCCGGTGGGGTCGGAGGCGTCGAACGGGCTGCCCTTGGAAGCGGCGGGCTTCTCGATGGGCTTGTCCTCCCCGAGGTTGGTCACGTCGGCCTGGGTCGGATCGTCGTCAGCCGAAGCCTTGGACGCGGCGGCCTTGGTGGCGGTGGCGGTGCCACCCTTCTTGTCAAACGGGCTGGGCATGATGTGCCTGCTTTCCTTGTGATGGTGCGCGTGCTGATGCTTGCGCGTTTTCTGGTGACTGCTGTGAGTTACAGCAGCTCCGCGAGCTGACCCGCGAAGTCATTGAGGTCGTCGTCCCAGATGTCCTGGTATTCGACGTACACCGCCTGGCCCTCCT